CCCTGCACGGGGGCGTGGATTGAAACAGAGCGTCGGAGATTGAGGCCGACGCACAGGACTGATTTCATGGGCGAGGTGGCAGGGCCGTTGGTCACGTGAGGACATACAGTTCTTTCGGGACATCGCAGAGGAGACGGGATGCGTCCCGCAGGCTCTGCGAGAAATGCCGGCCCTGCCTGACCACCTCGCCCCGGAGGCGTCCGCATACGCGACACTTACGCACTCACGGTCCATGGCGGGCGGCATCCCGTTTTCTGAAATCGCAGCATACTGCGCATTTTACCGGGTTCATGACCCGGAGAGACTCATCGAACTGATCTACAAGGTTGACGCCGAGGCGCACGATGGACCTGAAAAGACGAATCCTCGTTGAGATTGACGGAACTGGGGCCCAGACCGGGGCCCAGAAGGTCAATGACTCCCTGCAGAGCATCGAGCGCCAATCGAAACAGATGTCTGCCGGAGGGGCCCGCGCGTTCGACGACCTGCGCGGGTCAGTCACTGGCCTGTCCCGCTATCTCCCCCTTCTCGCATCAGGTTTTGCTGCGCTGAAACTTGGCGAACTCGTCAAGGACTCAGCGCTGCTCGCCGCCCGCTATGACACCCTTGGCGTCGTCATGAACACGGTGGGCATGAACGCCGGGTACACCGCAGGCCGGATGGCCGCTTTCGAAGCCGGCCTGCAGAAGACTGGCATCAGCATGATTGAGGTCCGCAACAACCTGGCCCGCATGGCTCAGGCGCACCTCGACCTTGCAAAGGCCTCAGAGTTGGCGCGCATCGCCCAGGACGCTGCCGTCATCGGCAACATCAACTCCTCCCAGGCTTTCGAGCGCCTGGTTTACGGCATCCAGTCAGGACAGACTGAGATCCTGCGCACCATTGGCATCAACGTGAACTTTGAGGCGAGTTACAAGAAACTCGCTGCAGAAGTCGGGAAGAACGCCAAGCAGTTGACTGAGTCCGAGAAGGCGCAGGCCCGCATGAACTCCGTCATGGAAAGTGGGACGAAGATTGCCGGAACGTACGCCGGGGCGATGGAGACGGCCGGCAAACAAATTTCCTCCCTGGACCGTCTATCCGAAAACGCAAAGGTCAAACTCGGGGATCTTTTCCAGCCGGCGCTTACGACCGGCGTCAAGCTCTACACCGAGGCGCTCAAAGAGGCCAACGAACAGCTTGACCGCATGGTGCGCCTGAAGAACGCCTCGGGAGAGGCCACGACGTCAGGGGAACTCGCCCGCCGCGTACTTGCAGCGCAGCAGACCGTAGAGGAGCAGAGGCGATTCCAGGCCGATAACGCCAAGCCTGGCACGGCAAAGTGGGACCAGTACCAGAAGCTGATCGACCAGGCACAGGGCGCAGTTGAACGGCTGCGCGGCGAAATGTCGCTACTTGGCGAGCAGGAGCGGAACACGGCCAGGCTGCAGGGCTACCGCGCCGAGCAGAACAAGAAGGGCCTCGCCAAAGAAGAGGAAGCCGCGGCCGCCCTCCTATCCACGACCACGAAGCAGACCGAAGCCGAGCGGATGCTTTTGTCCGTGCGCGAAGACATCGCCAAGCTGACGCTCTCCGACAAGGACTTTGAGAAATTTCAGCTCTCCGCTGAATACGAGAATCTCGCCAAGGAGCTTGGCGCCGCGAACCCGCAACTTCAGCAGTGGCTGAAGCTCAAGGAGCGCGACCTTGAATTGACTCAGATGGCAAGACTTGAGCCCTACCAGGTCACGCAGTTCGAGAAGATGAATCGTGGCGACATGTTCTATGGTCTGACCGACGCGAACAAGCGTGCCCAGGACATGCTGGACGAGGTTTATCAGAAGAACGACGAGCTGCAGACTGAGTTTTCCGCGAAATACATCGCGTCCGTGCAGGGCGAGTCCGCGGCGAAGATCGCGGAGCTTGACCGGCTCGCAGAACTCTACGTCAAGAACGGCTCAGACGAGATCGCTGTTGCGCAGTGGGTCGCCCAGGAAAAGCTCAAAGTCTCCCGCGAATGGTCCGACGGCGTCAAACGCGGCCTCCAGGACTACGCCGACAGCGCCACCAACGCGGCCGCATTGGCAGAGGACGCCATCACGAGCGGATTCGATAATATGACAGATGCGCTCGTCGATTTCGCCATGGAAGGCAAAGGGTCTTTCTCGGATTTTGCCGACTCTGTCATCAGGGACATGGTGCGCATAGGCGCACAGCAAGCGATAACCGGGCCGCTTGCGTCCGGAGCCGCTGACCTCGTCAAGTACCTCATCGGCGGCGGTTCGTCTGCATCTGTCTCGTCCGGAAAGGACTTCTGGATTTCGCCCTCTGCCAAGGGGAACGTCTTCAACGCCCCAGGCCTCCACGCCTACGCCAACTCCATCGTTGACCGCCCCACAGTGTTTCCCTTCGCTCGCGGCGTCGGCCTCATGGGCGAGGATGGGCCAGAGGCCATCATGCCGCTCAAGCGTGGGCCTGACGGGTCACTCGGTGTCGCGGGCGGCGGCTCAAACGTCACCGTTAACGTCATCGAGTCCCCCGGCGGCGGCGGGCGCCAGGAACAGCGCACCGGCCCTGGCGGCGAACGCATCATCGACGTGTTTGTCGAGCAGGTCAAAGCCTCCATCGCCGCAGACATCACCAATGGCCGAGGCCTCATCCCGGCGGCAGGCCAGAAAACGTTCGGCTGGAACCGAGCCAACGGAGCGTTACGATAATGGCAACCTGGCCCTCATCACTCCCGGCCCCGCGCATCGTCGGCTACGGCGTCAATCCCTTTGACCCGGCCGTCCGCACCGAAATGGAGGCTGGCAACTCCAAGGCGCGGCGCAGGACATTCAGCCGCAAGGACAAAGTGCCCGTCGTCTGGAACATGACCGACGCGCAGTACGCAATTTTTCGGACGTGGTTCGACGCTACGGACGGGGCTGACGGCGGTGCCGGTTGGTTTAGCGTATCGCTCTTGCTCGGGGGTGGCGGAATGTCGAGCGTCGAGGCGCGCTTCTCTGGAGTCTATACAGCGCAATATGTCCCGCATCTGCACTGGGATGTATCGGCCACACTGGAGGCGCGGTAATGCCTGATACGACACTCTCTGACGCCATCAAAGAGGCCTATGCCGTCGCCCCGCGCGGATTGGTCATCTACCACACGCTGGAACTCAACCATGCGACGTTCACAGAGCCCCTGCGCGTCGTGCGCGACAACGTGGATCTCAACGCCACGCTTGAGGACTCGGCCCCGCACAACGCCGGGGAAGAGGTCACGTTCGTGGGTTACGCCTTCGATTTCACCAAGCCGGAAGTGAGTTCGCAGGGCATTCCGCAGATGCGCATCATCATCGACAACGTGTCGCGGCATATCAACGCTGCGCTCGAAGGCGCTCTCGGGTCTACCGATCTTGTCACGGTCATCTACCGAGAATTCATCAGCACGGACCTCTCTGGCCCGCAGAACGATCCGCCTATCACGATGCAGATCATCGACGTCACGGCTGACGTGTTCCGCATCACGGCGACGTGTGGGTTCCCCGGCTTGATGAACCGCAAGTTCCCGACCGAGGAATACAACGCTGAAAACTCTCCCGGGCTGGTGACGGCATGAGCGAGTTCGCCCAATACACGATGACGCACATTCCGTGGCGCGAAGGCGCTGACGGGCCGGATACGTATGACTGCATGTCGTTCGTGAAACTCATTCAAGAGCGACACTTCGGCATCATCATGGACCGCATCAGCGTGCCCGACTACGACGACGGCCAGGGCCTGTTCGCCCTGCTCAACTCGTGTGGGGAGCGGCAGAACTGGGAGGCCGTCAAAGAGCCCCGTCACGGCGACATCGTCATCGCCCGCCGGCCGTTCCATATCGGAGTGTGGCTCGACGTTGACGGCGGTGGCACGCTGCACTGTCTGCGCGGCGCTGGTGTCGTGTTCACCAGGGACTCGGCATGGCGGATGTCTGGGATCGGCCGAAAGACCTACTTGAGGCACAGGAGCCGCATGTGAAGACATCCTCCGTCGTTTATCTCCCCCACGCCCTGGTGCCCCAGAAGCGCGAGGTCAAAGAGTTCGTGGGCCGCAGCCTGCGAGAACTCGACCCGAAATGGGACCGCCCATATATCGCGCTCGTGGATGGCAAGGCCGTCATGCGCCGGGATTGGGACATCCGCATCTATCGCGGCCAGGTCGTCACGTTCGTTGACGTGGAGGCAATCCCCCAGGGTGGAGGCGGTGGCGGGTCAAGCCCGGTGAGACTGATCGCGATGATGGCTGTAATGGTGATGGCCATAGCCGCGCCATATGCAGCACCGGCCGCGTGGGGGCTTACTACAACTACTGCGGCTGGAGTGGCATCTGTCACAATGGGCGGGGCGATGGTCTCCGCTGCGGTGATGATGGTCGGGTCCGCACTCGTCAATGCGCTTATCCCTGCTGAAACGGCAAAAATTGCGGACGCAAAGTCGGCGTCTCCAACGTACAATATCCAGGCCCAGGGCAACCAGGCGCGGCTTGAGCAGGCCATCCCCGAGCACTTTGGCCGGATGATGTTTTATCCGGACTGGCGGGCCATGCCGTACCAAGAATTTTCTGGCAACGACCAGTACCTGTACCAGCTCTTTTGCCTTGGCCGCGGCGAATACGACATCGAAGGCATCTACATCGAGGACACGCCGCTCTCGAATTTTGACGACGTGGAATATGAGGTTGTCGGACCAGATCAGGCCATGACTCTGTTCCCGGCCAACGTCATCACCTCGGCAGAGGTCGGCGGGCAGGAGATGCCAAACGGCGTCTACGCTGGCCCCTATGTCGCCTCCGCCCCAGGGACGGAAGCGCTCCACCTGGGCATTGATTTTGTGCTGCCGAAGGGCATTGCCTACATCGACGCAGAGGGGGACATCAACCCCATCACGATCACGGCGACGGTGGAGGCCAGGGAGATCGACGAATACGGCTCCCCGGTCGGAGACGGCTCGTACACGACGCTCGGCAATATTGAGATCCGCATGGGCTCTGTCACGCCGCAGCGCATGTCCTATCGCTACGCCGTCGCCGCTGGCCGGTATGAGGTCAGGGTGAAGCGCACCAACGCCGTCCACACTGGCACGAGCTACGCTGACGAGATCGTGTGGGGCGGGCTGCGCGCCTACCTCAAAGACGTCCGCACCTACGGCGATTCGACGCAAATTGCCATGAGGATGCGGGCCAGCTCGCAACTCACGGCGCAGTCGAGCCGCAAAATCCGCGTCCTAGCAACTCGCAAGCTGCCGATCTGGAACGGATCGTCATGGTCTTCCCCGGCCTCCACGCGTTCCATCGCGTGGGCTGCTGCCTACACTGCCAAGGCCATGGGCCTGGATGACGCGCATATCGACCTGGCAACGCTGCTGCAGCTCGACGCGGTGTGGTCGGCACGTGGCGATACCTTTGACGGGCGGTTCGATTCGTTCGGTGCGTTCTGGGATGCGATGAGCAAAATCCTCGGAGCCGGACGCGCCAAACCATTCATGCAGGGCGGAGTCATGCGCGCCTTCCGTGATCAGCCGCAGACAACGCCAGTGGCAATGTTCGGGATGCACAACATCGTGCGCGGCTCGTTCACGGTCCAGTACCTCATGCCGACCGAGGACACGGCAGACGCCATCGAGGTCAGCTATTTTGACAGCGCCGTGTGGGCCTACCGCAAGGTCACTGCGAAGCTCGCGGCGTCCACGGCATCAAAGCCAGCAAAGA